ATCTTCCATCATTTTATCCCCACTGCTCCGCCATAGCCTTTGCTATGCCTGTAAATGTCTTACTTCTGACTGTCGTCCTGTCACCCTTTACCACTTCTTCCCAGCATCTTGCCTTTCCGTTTGGATGTCTACCGAAACGTTCAGCATTGTTCGGCTTATCTAAGCTATTGCCCTGTAAGGGTTTCAGTCCTTTCAGCCACAAGCAAGTTCTCTTTGTTACATAATTTTCTTTATCTTCCTCAGTCTTTGCAAATTGGTACGGTTCTATAATTTGGTCTGGCTTTCTGTATACCGTATTCATTACCCCGACTGGATTTTCTATCGCAACCTTTTTGCAATCCACATTTGCAAATTTCATAAAAAATTCTTGCGCCTTTATCCTCTTTGCTGTCCTCTCGTTAATTTGTTCGATTGTGTTTCTTTTTGTTGAGTGACTTCTTGTGGCTACATTGCTCAAGTAAGTGCAAGGTGGATGTGCGATTATTAAATCCCACTTGTCTATATTGTGAGCGCTTCCGTCCTCTGTCTTAAACATCTGCCCCCCCCTCAAAATTTCTAGGCAATCGCCCTTTATATGCCATTCCGGATGACCACCATAACACTCTTCTATGTCACAGCTATAAGCTTCATGTCCTAATTTTCTAAACTCTTTACAGACTGTCTGGCTACATTCACAGGCTATTAGTACTTTCATCTATCAATCCCTCTACTCCAATAATTTTAGCTATTTCTCTTAAATCTTTAAGCGGCATATTTTCGTGTGTTTTTCTATCATAAGTATTAAAAAAGCTTCTAACCTCCTTCAGTAAATCAGCTTTTTCCAGCTCATCAAAATAATCCTGCTCACATAAATAAAGTCCGTAAGCAATTTTCCCTCTTCCGTTATCTATTTTGAAGTCATTACGAACATCAAATATAAATGGTGTGTCACTATCTACGGTTACATATCTACTCCCTTTCCGTATAACTACTACTTCTTTAAAATTATCCAGCTCCCTCTTATGAATACCATTATCATATCCTCGTCGAACCATTACTACTGTCCGTCCCACGTAAAAATCTTTTATGTTATACATCTTATCTACTCCTTCAAGTTTATGTATCTGTTTTTACAAATTATCACAGAACCTTTAACATGTGACCTTACTGTATTTTCAGCTCTCAAAAAATTCAAACGATAATTTTTTTCATTTGTGATAGGTTCAGATAAATATATTCTCATTCTTACTCCTTATCTATATTTGTAAAGTCGAAAGACATTTGACCTTCTACATTCTTATCCTCTATCCACCATCGAAATACGGCTTCTCCGTCTTTCCAAGCACCTGTAGTATCATCTTTACCTTTTTGCTTTCTTACTTCTAACATTTTTTCAAAAGCTTTTATATATCGCTTTCTATAAGAAGGAAAAGTAATCATATCTCTTTGCTTTTCACTTCTTTTTGCCAGAGGACATAATATGCAGCCGACTCTTTTATATCCCATGTTATATAATTCATTGTATTCGATATTGTTTTCGTTAATATAATCCCAAACATCACTATCGCTCCACTCATAGATGGGATTAACTATTATAGTCTTGTTTTTTCTGGCAGTAGTAACAATGACACAGTCCCATACTTCATCGTGGCTTTTAGCATCCTTAAAAACTTCTTCGACATGTTCTTTACTAAAATATTTAGCTTTATTTCGATTCCCATTCCCCCATGTTGAAAACACTTCTCTGTTTTTCCTGTTTCTTGACTCTGCTGATCTTACACCAAGTGCTATTACTCTATTCTTTTCTGTGCTTTCCTTAAATACACTACAGCAATATCTAATCATTCGAGTTGGTGGAATACCTTTCTTTACAATCAAATCAAACATATTGGTTGACTCACCTTTGTAGCTAGGCAATCTCTTATATGCATTTATACCTTGATCTCTTAGCTTTTTAAATGTTCTATTCACATGTTTATTAGTTTGCGGTGCGTCCACAGTTGTAACACTGTGGGATACTTCAAATTTTATCCCGGACTTCAATGCTAAATCTAATAGAACATCACTGTCTTTACCGCCACTGTATGTAACTACAAGTGGTTTATTATAAAAATCATTTGCTATCTTTTCAGCTATCCTTAATGATTCAATCGCCTTTTCTATCTTAGAACTATTAACCAATGAAATATAACCTCATTCTTTCTCTGTCTTATTTAGCCTTGAAATACATTTTTTTTCAAATATATTTCAATGCGTTTTAAATCTATTTACATACTGCTATATAAAATCCACCATGCTTTTTAATCACCTTATCTATCACCTCTACAGGTGTGTATGGATAAATAGTCTTTGTAGGATCTGCGTCCTCTTCTTCTATGTATGGTATAAGCAAGTCTTCTTTTTTTGTAGGATACCCCACCTCGCAAGATGTATAGCATATAGAATCTCCATCAAGTCTAGGATTGCTATAATAATTTGCCCCTACCTGTACAGAAAACTCAAAACCGTCTTTACACTTTACAACCGGTCTGATATCTGAGAATCCAAATTTATTTCTATATGTGCTACATAAAAAATCATTTATAGAATTATATCCTCTGTAAACTCTGACATCATCTATCTGACCTTTGAAACAGCATCCACAAAAACTATATATACCCTTCATATTCGTAGAAACAAATGTTAGATATACTCCTTCATACCTATTTTTCTTCTCATTAAAAGCTGTCATTATCTCTCCTCCTGCCTGCAAGTATCCACTTGATACTGTGACAGGTGGCAATATATTTAAGAAGTAATCATATATATCCTCACTTACATAATCTCCTCTATTACAATAATCTGTAAAATCTTTTCCACCTTGAAATTCTTCCCACCCATCCATAGATTTAACATCAAGTGTAACTAAATCAATTGTAATATTATTATTTTCCATATACATTTCCTTACTTATTTCAAAATTTACAAGCAACTTATAATATCTATACAGGACTGTTACATCCATTAATGTAAACAGCCCTGTTTAATATCAGGGTTACATTTCTCGCATTATGCGATACTATCTAATGCATTTATCTCATTTATAACTACAGTCAGTACTCTCTTTGCATTATCTGTAAGTTGCCTTTGCCAGCTTTTGTTGCTTGGTGACCATCTAAATGCATGGCTTTTCAAAACTTTTCTTACCTCCTCGCTTGGCTTATCATCAAAGATAAGTTGCAACCTCATAAGGTCTGTATTTTCAACAACCTTAAAGAACTCACATTCTACTTCTTTTGTGCCATCAGCCTTTACTGACTTAAGCTTTTTAAGTCTAGCTTCAATCCTTTTTATGTTTGCCAAGTTATTCTGTAATGAAAAACTAGAATATCCAACTCTTCCTGCAAAGTCCGGCTTTCTTAATTCTGCTATGTCATTGTCTGAATAACCCATATCTCTAAGCTCTTCATTTCCGACTGCAACATCTTTCTTCTTAATTGCTTTATTTACAGCCTTCATATTCTCTTGCTTCTCTTTTAACGCTTCTAGCTTTTCTTCAAGAAGTTCAATAGCTTGTTCATCATTCGATAATATCGGTTGACTCATAGTTAATAGGTCTTCAATCTTCCTTGCATAGCTTTCAAGGTAATTCCATTCATTTATCAAGGTCTCACGCCTTGCATTCTGCTTCTTCTTTTTTCCTACTGGAAAATTACCGGCTCCGGATATCATCACAGATGGGCAACTTGCTTCATTTCTATAGTAGCTGTTATAATACTCTGCCAACTTCCTACTATATCTTGCTGCCATTCTCTGTGCCCTCTCATAAAGTTTAGGCTTCTTTTTCTCAATTTCCTTTACAATCTCATACACATTTCTTACTTGTTCTTGATAACTTTCAGTAGCACTTCCAGTCCTGTAAGACCTCATAGAATTAACATCATTCGCTGCTTTAGCTGTAGCCTCATTTATCGAATAAAATATACTTTCCACTGTTCCTTCTCCTTTGTTCCCACAATGTTATAATCATTTCCAGCTTACTGTATCCAAAACACTGTACCTTGCACTTGGCTCTACTCTTACATAGCATTTCTGCTTTTTATCATATCTGTATGGATAAACAGTTCTGCAATTAGCACCCTCTCCAATTGTGCCCCTTATGAGCCTCCCATTTTCAACATAGAATGATAGGCCTTCTTCCTTTGCATCATGCCAACCATCTCTATATATGTTTCTATCCATCTTTACCCTCCTTGATTTGTTTTTTTATTACACTGCGTACGATAACATAACCTATATTTGTGTCAAGTGTTTTTCCAATTTTTATATTGGAATTTTCTTAATTATTGGAGGTGAAAAATGCAGGTTACAATTTTATAACCTGCATTAAAATACAAATCTTATGCAGCAATTATTATCTATCTATATTGCTAACAGTTGCACCTACCTCTAAACCTACAACCCTTTTATATGACATTTCATATTCACCATTATATTTACGCAGCTCCCATCCAGGTAATCCTTCACCTTCAAGGCTCACATATCCATCACCACTTGAATAAACTCTAATAGAACCAATAACTCCATTTTTTCTGGCAATTTCAAATAATTGCTCTAAAACCGGAATTGCCTCCATACTAAAAGCTTTCATCTGCTCTTCCGAAAATCTAACATCTGACATTTTTATATCCTCCTAATATTTACTAAGGCTTTAATTAGCCTATATTTACTATCCTTCCTTCACTGTCGAACCATATATTCATATCATTGCAATGCATTTCTATTACATCTTCAGGACACTCATCACATTCCACATCTATACCAGTAAGTCCTATTATTAAACCTCTAACATTTTCCCTGGCATTATCCTTAACCTTCAGTGAACGCTCTCCAAATATTGCCCCGTCTGCATTCCTGCATATCTCATCCCATGTCATATATCACCTCTATTCACATATTTCCTCCATTTTTTCTTCTAAGCTTTTTAGTCTCTCGAGAAACTCTTTCATATAACAATTATCCATATCTAAACTATGCTTTAATTATTTTTGTTTTACTATATATACTATAGCATATGGCTACTCGTATCCAAGTATTTATTTGGAATATTCCATTATTTTTTCAATATACTCTATCAGGCAATAGCCTGTTTTAGATGCTCTAAACACATCCTGTAACCTGCCATAAATCCGGACTCCTCATACTCTACTGATACATCCATCATCTTATCGTATAACTTGCTCTGAACATTTATATCGTTTGGAAATATACTTGATAGCATACTGTCATATACCTCTACCTCATCACAGGCTATATCAGTGTGCCTCTCTTTACATTGTGTGCTTTCCACATAGTTTTTAAAATACTGCGATAATTGCTCATCTGATATACTATTTACAATACTTTTCATTGCCTTGATATATTTCATTTCCTGAATCTCCTTTAATACCATTTTCTTTTAATATCATTTAAAATTGCCTTCATATTGCTTTTATATCAAGCCTCTGCACATAATAGCCTAAATGTCTCTCTTCCTCGTGGTGTTATGAGCGTCTGAGTCCCACTCCATCGGCTTTTTTCGTTGTAACTCTCCTTTACCTCGAACAATCCTTGACCTTTATTTGAGTATGGCATTAATTTTCCACGTTTATCTCTGTAAACATACTTCTTGCTAATAAGGAAATTCACAAAATCCTTTTGCCCAATACCTAACTCCTTTGCCGTTTCTCTAAAATTAGTCAGTAGATTTCTGTCTACTAATTCATCAAAATAATCTGCTTTTGGTTGTAACATCTGTTTTTCAACTATCAATGCAGAATTTTGAACTGTCAATGTTTTTATCCTTGCCTCTCGTTCTTCAAGCGTCTTTTGTGCCACCTGCAAGGCTTTTGCCATCAACTCCTCCGGACTCATTTCTGTCTGTCCGCTTATATAACCGCCGTGCTTACGGATTGAGGGAAGAACTTCATCAAATACCCAGCGTTCAAACTTCTCTGCCGTCGGTAGTTTGCTGCTTACAATAAGACGGTATAGGTCTCCCTCGGGGATGTAGTTTATATCTTGCATTTTTCCGCTAATAGGGGTACTCCATTTCACCGTAGCCCTACAGTGTGTGGAAATGGCGTCGTTCGGTCTGACATACCCCAATGCTTTCGCCACATCTGAACCGCAAAAATATGGTTTTCCCTCAATCTCTACCGTTCTAACCTCTCCAAACTCCTCATTTTTGAAAATCTGTAACTCACCCATTACTTTCTGCTCCTTTCTGCCCTTGCAGGTTTCCTGAACATATGTCGTAATTAGTATCGATTTTTCCTATAGATCCCCTAAGTAATTGCATTGTTTTCTTTACTCTGCCCATAATAAAAAAGCTCCTTCCAAATTTTTTTGTACTTGAAAGAAACCTCTATCTGTATTACAATATTTACAGAAAGAGAAATCTTTCGGGATGATAAACAGGTTTGTTTGATTGGTAGTCGGCAACCTGTTTATTTTTTGTTTTCAAGCTCACTATAAAGCTTATTTACACCTCTTCTTATAACTTCAACTCTCGTTTCTTTATAATATTCTGTTAAACAATCTATCTTTTCAAGGTCTTCTTTGTTAAACCTCACACCTAGCTGTTTAACTTTTGGTGTATCGCTTTTAGGACGCCCTGTCCGTGGACTCATTTCATCACCTCACTTTTTGATAACCACAAATTTATTATAATTATTGGTAATCAAAAAGTCAAGTATTTTACAAAATATTTTATTTATTTTTCAGTTTGCTCCCTAAGTATTGCTACTGCTTTCAATACCATGTTAGTCTTAGTCATTGATAGCTTTTTAGCTAAATCATCAATCTCTTTCATTTCGTCAGCTGTCATTCTTAGAGATAACCTCAAATTTCTTGGGTTGTCCGTTGGTCTGCCCATTTTCTTCTCTTCTACTTTAATCACTTCCTTTCCCTTGCCTTACATTGCACTATGTGCTATTATTCTTATGCATCCGGAGGTAGTGGCAAGTACCACCTCCAGATTGCTTGCTTGAGAAGCCTTATATGAATAGGGCTTCTTTTTTAATCCTCAATAGTCTTCTGAAGATTGTCTACAACTTTTTCAAGTCTTTCCTGCTTCTTAGCCTCATCTTTTTCCTCAATGGCTTCTTTAATGTCATCAAGTAAAAGTCTAATAAAACCGTTAAACTGCTTGTCAGTCATTCCCATGCTCTCCATAGGTCCTCCTTTCTTAATGGTCAGTTCAATACATTTTTATGTACTATACTGTCTTGCCTACCTATTCGTTAAATAAATATTATTTAACTATAGTTAGTATAACATATGGCTACCCGTAAGTCAATTTATTTATGTATTTTTTAGAAAATTATTTTTCTATTGTGTACTGCAATTTTCAACAAATATCACAAGCTTTTACAACCTCATTTAAAGCCCTTTTTTGAGCCTTTTTATTCTTAATGGTATAAATGTAAGGGTAAGCTATAAAAATGCCACCTGTGAGCTGTAGGCTTCAAATACGGCTATATAAATTCGTATTTGTTACTTAGTTGCTGCTTTTATCTCTGTAATTGCGTATTTGGATCACTTTATATATTGACCTGGTGCAAAAATCGGTGCAAATCGGGTCAATTTGGATCTGTACCGGTGCAACAGGTGCAAAACGGGTGCAATTAGGTCAAAAACAGGGTCAAAACAGTAAAAATCGGGTCAAATTTGGGTCAAAAGTCGGGTCATTTGGGTCAATGTATTAGATGTTCAATTTAATTTGACATAATTATATTTGTTACTTCTATCGCCCTGAAATGTAGTAAATATAAGGGTTTGGGGCTATTTCATCAAAAATGTTTTGTTAGATTTCATGTTAGATTTCTTACAAGAAATCTTGTTAGGTTTCTTTACCAGAGATTAGAGATTAGATATTAGATAATAGATATAATATATATGGTCATTTAAGCGTAATTTTTGCAATAAAAAAGAGCCTCCCATATATTCATAGGAGGCGGTTCCACATAAAACTCTTAAATAAAAATTTGCTCTTATTTTAATCAATATCACATCTAATACTATTTAGTATAGATTTAGTTGAATATTTAATTTAAAAGCCTGCCTGTGGCTATAGATTGATTATACAGCATATATCTTACTGTATTCATTATTAAATTTGATTGCCGTTAGCTTTTTCTGAATCTTTTCTCAATACATCAATAGCTTTTGCAATCACAGATGGTACAGGCACACCCATCAGCCCGGCATTCTCGATTATAGAAATGCTTTCATTTGCTACAAATGCTATGATAACTGCATCTTTTATGTATGTTGTATGCATTATGATATCAAGTCTTACTGCTACAAGTACTATAAGTAGTGCAACGCCTTTGCGGCATAAACCTTTAAATCCCGCTCTTGACTCAAGCGCACCATTCTCACTTTTCTTGCTTTTCTTAAATATGCCTGCGACTGCAAGACCTGTCACATAATCTACTGCCATAAATACAATCAGAGTGATTAAAGCCTCACTCCATCCGCCGAAAGCCATTGCTACAAATCCTCCTACTGCTCCAATCATCGAATACAAAATATTTGCTCTCATTTTAACCTTCCTTTCTACTCTGCTAAATCGTAATTTTTCAAATCAGGCTTAGATGTATCATACTCTTTCTGATACTTGCCATCAGCGTCAACCCAATAATACAGATCCTTACCATCCGCTTTTATATATGCATTTATTGCCATAACTCCTGATTTCGTAAGATAAAAAGACATTTCATCTACATTTATCCACTGTCCTGAGAGCATGGCTCCGTCGGCAGGATTCATATAGTACCAGTCGTCACCTTGCTTAAACCAGCCCTTAATCATATATCCTTTTTGGTCGAATACATACCACCTGTCGTCTATGTATGCCCACCTGCCTGTTATGCGACTGTGTGGAGTGTCGGCATACCACCACTGGACGTCTTTGTCTACATTCCAGCCAAGAGGATACTCTACCTGCACAGACTTAGTCTTCTCTGCTTTTCTACCATTTTCAAGTGCTATAGCCGTGTGATGGAACTCATACAGAAGTATATCCCCCCTTTTAAGGTATTCATCTGATATTAAATACTTAGGAGATGATAACAGTTCAAATTCTCCTGTGCGTAAAAGTGCATTAGCCTCATTACCTGTATAAATATCTCCCGATACACTTATCCCAGCATAATTTACGCATACAGCCACTAAGGCACTGCAGTCGGTTTCACACGGTGTTTTTACATCCTCTATCTTCCAGCCGTTGACCTTTGCAAGGCTATATAGAGTGGTTCTTTGATTTTGGTCGTATCCTATATTATTATTCTTACAGGCTTTTTCCATGGCTACTGCTATCTTTTCCGCCTTATCAGGATTTTTAGGTCTAAGCACCTTATTCCAAGGCCTGTTATACCACTCCCTAATTGCAACTTCTTTGCCATCCTGATCTCCTGCAATTCCGCCACTGTATCGCATTCTTTCGTCTCTGCTTGCTTGTCCTATTTTAATCATATTCTTTCCTTTCTCGAATTAAAAAAGAGGGAACAACTCCCCTCTTTCTGTTATTAAAATATCTTTTTTTGTTATCAAGTTACATCATCAGATACTCATCTGTATTCATGAACTCTTCAACGGCTGTTCTGTACTTCTCCGGCACTTCGTCTATTGTCATCAATCCATACTTGATTCTTGACGCAAAAAATCTTACATACACTTTTAACTTTCTTTTACTGCTCATTGCCTTCTCCTTCCTCGCTACCCATAAGCTCTGCTACCATATTTGACAGTGCGTCTATACGACCTGTTAGGGTAGCCTCCACCTGTTCTACTCTGTCCATCGTTCTAAACATGAGTAGCGCCTGCATTTGAGTGATTGCCCCCATTGCATCCTTGATAAAGTTAATTGTGATTCCTTGCAATTTAAGGCCAGTTATAGACTGCTCCCCTGTATCATCCTGAACTGTCATGATTACAGTATTTGCATCTGTAAGCTTATCTTTTAACTCATCTAATTTTGCAAAGTTATCTATTACAGTGACAAAAGTGTCGCCGTAATACGTTGATAATTCAATTTCCGTTTTATCTTTCAATATCAATTTACTCATTATTTCACCTCAAATAGTTTTAATTTATCAATTCTATCTTTGTAAATGTTACACTACCTATAGCACTCGACAAATTATCATCACTATATGCATCAGCACACATCGCTACAAATCCATCTTGGTTTATCATAGATGTATCTACAATCAGCTCATATGTATTCTCATTATGCACACTCTCAATATAATCACCTGATCTATGTGTTGCCTGATTCCCCCCTATATTGCGGCTCCTATTGTTTACATCATATATAAAAACAAATATATTAACTCCTGC